GATTTCGTCCGCTGGATCCAACTTGGGGGACTCTGGGCTTTTGTGGCGCTCCACGGAGCCTTCGCTCTTATCGGTTTTATGCTCAGGCAGTTTGAACTTGCTCGTCTAATCGGTATCCGCCCCTACAATGCGATTGCTTTTTCAGGTCCTATTGCCGTATTTGTTAGTGTATTTCTCATCTACCCACTTGGACAATCCAGTTGGTTCTTTGCGCCATCGTTTGGCGTTGCGGCGATCTTTAGATTCTTACTTTTCTTACAAGGTTTCCACAACTGGACTCTCAACCCCTTCCATATGATGGGAGTTGCTGGTATACTGGGAGGAGCATTGCTTTCCGCAATTCACGGCGTTACTGTAGAAAACACACTTTATCAAGATGGTGAACAGGCAAACACATTTAAGGCGTTTGATTCGACTCAAGAGGAAGAGACATACTCAATGGTTACAGCTAACAGATTCTGGTCGCAGATTTTTGGCATTGCTTTCAGTAACAAGCGTTGGCTTCATTTCTTTATGCTTTTTGTTCCCGTTATGGGTCTGTGGACTAGTTCTATTGGTATTATCGGACTTGCTCTTAATCTTCGCGCATATGACTTTGTATCTCAGGAAATTCGTGCATCAGAAGACCCTGAGTTTGAAACCTTCTACACCAAGAACATTCTCTTGAATGAAGGTTTACGTGCCTGGATGGCACCAGTAGATCAACCTCATGAATCGTTTGTGTTCCCTGAGGAAGTTCTTCCCCGAGGTAATGCTCTGTGAATCATTATCTTGTTTTTGTATGGGGCGTATGCTTCTCTCTTATTGCAGGTGGTGCTTTTGCACTGATGTGGTCTAACATTCGTGACATCAATAAAATGATGGATGAACCACCCAAACCACGTCACCCAGAGGCACCTGCTCCTGGTGAAGAAGTTATGTATGTCGATCTTGCAAAAGAAAGATTAGAACAATTATATGAAGATGAATGATTACTCGGAGGGGTTCATTCCCCTCTTTTTTATGCTATAATTCAACTATCCTGGAGAACTAATGCACGGATCACTCGACCCAGACGAAAATGTTATGGATGACTCCCTAATCACAAAAAGAAAAGCAGCAGCAGTAATGAAAACTGTTCACGAACAACTTGCAGATACCATTGCAGAGTTAGGTTGGGATTGCTATGATAATGTTGCCGTAGAAATTGGTGGCACTTCTGTTTACGAAATTGAGGGTGCTGGAACTAAGTGGGCACCAGTAAAGGGAACACGTAAATATAACAAAGATGCATTCATTGTTATCAAAAACCTTGATCGTAATCCAACTGTTCCTTCTCAACCAAACCCTGAGTTGAAACAAGCACATCCCTACGAAGAAAAAAAATGAACGGTTACTTCTCAGTCTTTGATCCAACAGGTAAGAAGATTGCTGATTGTGGTGCTCTTCGTGATGCCATCAATCTTGTTGGCAGTAGAAATAAAAACTGGGATGGACACTACTATCAGTTCAAACCAGTATATCAAACCATAGATGTTAACTCAAAAAAATATTTTCCATCGGATGATATTGTTGTGAATATGGATGGTGGAGTTGGAGGATCATGGACTGTAGATACTGGTTCAATTCCAATAGAACCTGGTATTGGTGGTGCCGTAGAATTTACTACATAATATACTGATTTTAGAAAAATGAAAAAGCAAGAAATGATTGATACCCTCACTAAGCAGGGTCAAGATATTAGAAAAGAATTGGTTGAGATGCAGCAAACTTTTACAGTTAAGAAAGAAATGCTGACTAGAATTGAAGGTGCTCTTGAAGCACTCTCTGCTCTAGAACCAGATGAACCATCTGCACCATTGGAATCAGAAGAACTTGCTGACCATACAGCAGCTGCTGCAGCACTTGGTATTTTAAAATAATCAATTCAAAACACGAATAAATAAAAGGAGACTTACATAAGTCTCCTTTTTTGGTATATACCGAATGTAATAAATGGCAACACCTTTTAGGTTAAAACGATCTGCTGTATCTGGAAAAAGACCAGAACTGTCGGACTTACAGCTAGGAGAACTAGCGATAAATTTTCATGACGGTCATCTGTATGCTGAGAGAGACACGGGAGGTGTCGGCATCGGAACGACCGTTGCACTCTTAACTCCATGGAAAGAAAATTTTGGAGGAGGGTCTATTACCTATGTGGGTGTTGTCACAGCAACAACATATCACGGCGATCAAGTGATCGGAACACCAACAGGTGGATCATTTAGAGCAGGAGCATTTACACCAAGCGCAAGTGATTTGACAAAAGATTCTATTGATGAACTAAACTTCATTCTAGGAAAGTTAGTTCCAACAGCACCAGATGATATTGATGGAGTTTCTCTTTCACTGACTGGTACTGCAGGTGTTGGTAGACTTTGCCAAGGATTTACACCAACAAATAATACTGGTGGATCACTAACACCATCAGCAGGAACTCAGTATACTAGAAATACTGATGGTACAATTACCACAAATTATATTACCGAGTATGGACCAGGTGATAGTGGAACAGTAACTGGTTTTGTTAATGCAGTTGGAGTTGGAACTACAACTCTCAATATTTCTTTTGGAATATATGCAGTCAAATCTGATAATGGAACGTATGGAGCACTGCAAATTGCAAATGATAAGGATGCGGCAGATTCCACAAGAAATGTAGGAATCACTTCATTGTTCTATGAAGTTTATGATGCAAGATTGATTAATGCTGCATCACCTGACGGTTTTAACAAAGCATTTCTTACACACGGATCATCAACAACAGATAACGTTTTCTGGTATGAAGATCCAAGCACCGTTGGAGCACCAGTAATTTCATTTAGTGGAGTAACTGCACCCAGTAGTCCCACACTGAACTATTCATCTGGTGTTCCTCACTATACTCAAGCAACAGCAAATAACTTCACTTATAGTGTAACAGTTACCAATGCTTCTGGTGATATGTACACTCAGAACAAATTACTGAATTCTGATGGACAAACTGCTGGTTTCCAAAATCCAGGGCATAAAGAGTATGATGATTTCACTAGTGGAACTTTACCACCAGCAAGAAACTTTGGTGTAGGATCTGGTGCTGTTGTCAATATTGCCCAGACTCCAAGAGATTTACATCTTACACTTACATCAAATCATTTCACACGATTTGATGCTGTAACTCCATATGGTTCACACAATAATCAGAGACTGAGTTACAATACTAACATTAATATTATGGGCACCACTGCCCGCACCAATGCGATTGATGAGGATAACATTCTTATCTCTTCACTTGGAACTGGTTCTGGAAATGCTACTAGAGTAAATGCTGGATCTACTGGTGACAACCCAACTCCAGTATATACTTCTTGGAGTGCAAACTCTTCGGTTGCTACTTATGAAGCAGTTGTAAGAGGTGCAACACTAAGGCATGATCAAACTGATTATTCTTCTGGATATCTTCCTGCTGGACCTGATTATTCTTCAGGTAGAAATGGAACACAATATTTCCAAGTTGAGTTGATTAGATCTAATGTATCTGAATTTAGTATTACTTATAGTGGTGCAGCTGCTGGATGTTTTGTTTGTATGCCTGATAACTCAGCATGGACCACATCACTCTCTGGAACTAATGGTTGGGCAGATATGTTCCAAGCATACAGAGGAGCAGGTATTCCAACATCATCAGAACCAGGATGCTCTTCTGGTGGTTTGATGGATAATAATGGTGGCACATTCACTTGTGTATTTGGAACTGAATCATCATCTAATGATAGTAATAATCGTATCTTGATTAGATGGAAATTGACTTCTGGACAGTCAATTACAGGTATGTCATTCTCCGCTACATAAGATATCAGAGGTAAAAAATAGTGGCAGCATCAATAGAACAAAAACTAGACTTTCTATTAAAGAAAATTGGTTATGTTGCGTCCAAGACGGGTATTGCTGAAGATAGTACGCTATCGGGAACTAAGAAAGCACCTTTTGGTGAAGCAATACCATCACCTCTGGTTGTTCCTGAGAGTAGTATTTGGGCACAGGCAAATGAGATTCCTGCAACACCACCAGGATCTAACACTTCATATGTAAGAGTATATCTTTCTGGATCTTCTGGTCATAGAATGACCGTTGATAATACGGTTTCTGGTAATAGAACTTTTATTGCGCGATCAACATATAATGATAACTCTTCTTCAATCCTTGGTGATTGGATTGATACTTCTTTTGGTGCAGATTATATTATAGAAGTATATAAAGGTGATCCAAATTCTGGTGGTGTAAAGTTATCTGCTGCTGGTTCTGGATCGAATGATACCTGGTTCTTTGATTACTCTTCTGGTGTTCTAAACTTCAATGGAACTGTAGTTCCTTCTGGAGTTACCTCAACTAACATTTACATTGTTGGTTATAGGTATATTGGTATCAAGGGTGTAGCAGTTCCTGGTGCTGGGGCAACGTTTACTCATGCAACTATCGGTGATCTTAATATCACTGGTGTCTCTACCTTTTTTGATACCACTGACAATACTTTAGGTAATGAAAATACAGGATCCGTCCAGTTGGATGGTGGTATGGGTATTGCTAAGAACCTTACGGTTAAGCAAAACCTACACGTTGGTGGATATTCGGAGTTTGTTGGTGTTGCCACATTTAAAGGTGGAACAATTAATCTGGGTGATGCTGATACTGATGATATTAATGTCAGTGGTGAGTTTATTTCCAATTTAGTTCCAGACGTTGATGATACTTATAGCTTAGGAACAGCATCTAAGCAGTGGAAAAATCTGTTTATCAATGGACATGCTGAATTAGATAACACAGTTATCTCGGGTGTTTCTACATTTTCCAGTTCACTTGATATCAATTCTGATGTTGATATTGATGGGCATACAGAATTAGATAATGTTAACATTGCTGGTGTTACTACTTTCCAGAGTAATGCATTCTTTGGTGATGCTGATTATATTCAGATGGGTGATTCCCAAGATCTTAAGATCGGACACGTTGGATCTTATAGTGTTATCTTAGATCAGGGTGAAGGAAACTTATCCATCGGTGGTGATGGATTTGTAGACATCATGAACACTGCTTTGAATGAATACAAAGCAAGGTTCACAACAAATGGTTCTGTAGAATTATATTTTGATAATGTAAACAAATTTGAAACTACTGGATATGGTGCCACAGTATTTGGCACCTTACAATCACAACAGTTAAATGTAACTGGTGTTTCTACATTCCAAAGTCATGTTCATTTTGGTGATGATGATGAACTGAGGTTTGGTGCTAGTAATGATTTTAAAATTTATCACGATCCAGATGATGCTCGTCTAGAGAATTCAAATGGTGATGTTAAGTTTAAGAACACCGGTAGTTATTTCTTCTTTGATGAGGATGGTGGAGAAACTCTTGCATCCTTTATTAATGATGGTGGTGTAAATCTTTACTATGGCGGAAGTAAGAAATTTGAAACTACTGGATATGGTGCCACAGTATTTGGCACCTTACAATCACAACAGTTAAATGTAACTGGAGTCTCTACATTCTCTAGTAATGTTAGTTTTAGTTCTGATATTGATTCTCACCTTATTCCTGCAAGTGATGATACTTATGACTTAGGTGCTCCTAATGATCAATGGAGAAACCTTTATATTGATGGACTTGCAAATGTTGATCAACTTCTATGTTCTACTAGTGCAGATTTCTCTAATAATGTTGAAATTGGTGGTGATTTAAAAATAGCAGATAAGATAGTTCATATTGGAGATACAAACACTGCTATCAGATTCCCTGCTGATGATACATTTACAGTAGAGACTGCTGGCAGTGAGAGACTTCGTATAACTTCTGATGGAAAGTTAATCCATGGAGTATCATCTAGTAGTTATGACTTAACAACTGCTGGTAATGGGTATCGTAGTCTTTTGATTGGATCAACAAGCGGATCAACAGCTGCTCTTCTTCTTGATGGTGCATCAAACGGTGATGGTACTGGTAATGATTATGGAAGCATCGAACATAATTCGGGTGGTGAACTGCGATATAAGAACAGACAAAATGCTGGGCATGTTTTCTACACCACAAGTTCTGATACAGAAAGACTTCGTATAACTTCTTCTGGCAAGATTGGTATCAATTCAACTGCTCCTTCAGAAAGACTTGATGTTGGAGGAACTATAAAAACTGAACAGTTAAATGTAACTGGTGTTTCTACTTTTGCTGGTACAGTTAACACTGCATCTATAGTAGCAACAGGAATCGATTTAAATGGTGATATAGATGTAGATGGACACACCAACTTAGATAATGTAAGTGTTGCTGGCGTAACTACAACTTCTGGTTTACTTGATATTAATGCTGGCGGACAAGCAAATACTTTCAAGGTAGAGGATCTTACAGACAACCGTGTTGTTATTGCTGGAACTGGTGGAGAACTTGAGGATGATGCTAATCTAACTTTCAATGGATCTACTCTTGCAGTTGGTGTTGATCTGGATGTAGATGGGCATACAAACTTAGATAATGTAAGTGTTGCTGGTGTTACTACATTCACGGGTGCCATTGATGCAAATGGAAATTTAGATGTTGATGGGACTACAGAATTAGACGTATTAAATGTTGCAGAAACTGCTACATTCTCTGCTAATATCGATGCTAATGGTGATCTTGATGTAGATGGTCACACTAACTTAGATAATGTAAGTGTTGCAGGAGTATCAACCTTTACTGGTGCCATTGATGCTGATGGTAATGTAGATGTCGCAGGAACACTTGATGTTGATGGGCATACTGAACTTGATAATGTTAATATTTCTGGTATTGCAACTGCAACTGCTTTCCATACTGGAGCAGAAGGATCTGCAATTAGAGTTACTTCTAATACGATTAGTGGTCCTGCAGAGATGTTTATCGATCCAGCAGGGGTTGGTGATAACACAGGAGCACTAAGAATTAAGGGTGATCTATTTGTTGATGGCACACAGACCGTTATCAATTCAACCACTATTGAACTTGGTGATTTTATTGTTGGTATTGCAACTACTGCAACTACTGATTCTCTTGCTGATGGTGCTGGTATTAAGATTGGACCAGATAACACTTTCTTATATGATCATCCCAATACTTCACTTAAGTCTAGTGAAAATTTAAATCTTGCTTCTAGTAAGGTATATAAAATTGATGGAACGGATGTTCTTTCAGCAACCACGTTAGGTTCTGGTGTTGTCAACTCCTCACTCACATCACTTGGAACACTATTAGGTCTCACGGTTTCTGGGCAGACAACACTAAACACACTTGGAGTAACTGGTGTTTCTACTTTTTCTGGTGCTATTGATGCTAATGGTGACTTAGATGTAGATGGACATACCAACTTAGATAATTTAAGTGTTGCTGGTGTTTCTACATTCCAAAGTGATGTGCATTTTGGTGATGATGATAAGATTATATTTGGTGATGGAGATGACTTACAAATTTATCATGATGGTAATAACAGTTATATAGAAGATGCTGGAGTTGGTGCCCTCATTATGAAGGGAAGCACCATTCGTTTTAGATCTACTACTAATGAAAATATAATTAGTGCTTCTCAAAATGGAGCAGTAGATCTTTATTATGATAACTCTCTTAAATTCCAGACAACTGGTTATGGTGCTACTGTTTTTGGAACTACACAAACTCAACAGTTAAATGTTACTGGTGTTTCTACAATTTTTAAAGCCAATGGTTCAGATCTTCTTCATCTGACTAGAAATACTAGTGGTGGTGGAACTGATATTGGATTTAAGTTTAATGTTAATAATCCAAGTGCAAATTCAACAACTCTAGGAATTACTAGAATTAGTGGAAATACATCAATACTCAATATTACTGACCAAGGCGTCGTTTATCCTTCTTCTAATGGCACTGTTGATTTAGGTAGGACAAGTAATAGATTTGATAATTTCTATGTTCTTAATATTGATGCCAATGGTGATCTGGATGTTAATGGACACACTGAGTTAGATAACGTTGCAATTTCTGGTATTACAACCTTCACAGGTACAATTGATGCAAATGGTAATGTAGATGTTGCAGGAATACTTGACGTTGATGGTCATACTGAACTTGATAATGTTAATATTTCTGGGGTCGTTACAGCAACATCTATCAATGCAACCACGTTTATTGGTAATGGTGATTTTGTTGACATCGATGTCGATGGACATACAGAATTAGATAATGTCAACATTGCTGGTGTTGTTACAGCAACCACTATTAATGCAACTACGTTTGCTGGTAACGGTGATTTTGTTGACATTGACGTAGATGGACATACCGATTTAGATAATGTAAGTGTTGCCGGTGTTACAACCTTTGCTGGAAGAATTGTTGGTGCCGCAACCAGCAACGTAATTCCATTCCTTTACAGTACTTTTGAAGGTCTACCCAATGCTGGAACTTATCACGGTGCATTTGCACATGTTCATAATAGAGGTAAAGGATACTTTGCACATGCTAATGCTTGGTATGAACTTGTTAACAAGGAACTGAATGGCACTGTTGGAACTGGAACTGAGAGATATGATGTTGAATATATTGATGCAGCAGGATCTAATGTAACTGGTGTTAGCACTGCGGCAACTTCTGTAGCAGCAACACTTAATGTTGGTGCTGGTGGAACAGTTCTAAATGCATCTATTAATAACTCTAGAGTTGGTATAAATTCAACCACACCTGCCTATGCACTCGATGTTGTGGGAGATATAAATAGCTCAACGGATATTAAAGTCAATGGTGTTAGTATCGTTGTACCTGGAACACCCGCTTCTACCGATGATGTTGTCGCACTCGCAATTGCACTAGGATAATAACAGATGGCAAATACATTTAAATTAAAAACAAAAGCAAATGTGGGTGTGTCCACAGTTGGCATTTACACCGCCACATCTCCTGTTACTGCAACTGTGGTTATTGGTGTTACTCTTGCTAATAAATCTGCACAGGGTATCAACGTTGGTATTGGTATTACCAGACCATCATCTGATGATATTGACTTAATGAAGAATGTTCCTGTTCCTCAAGGATCATCTCTTGAATTTATGCAAGGAAATAAACTTGTTCTTGAAGCAAACGATACTATCACTGCTAAAAGTGATGTGAATAATAGTCTTGATGTTGCTCTTACGATCATGGAGATCACCCCATAAGGATAAAAAGATATGGCACTTACTAAGGTTAGCGGCGATATATTAGATCCTGGTATAAATGTTGCAGGTATTGTTACCGCAACAGGATTTGATGGGCCTTTTACTGGTGGTTCGGGTAAAAATATAACTGCAGGTATTGTTACTTCGACGGGACTAGATGTTAATGGAAATGGTGATATCAGTGGTGATCTATCAGTTTCTGGTAATGTAAGTATTGGCGGAACGCTAACTTATGAAGACGTAACCAATATTGATTCAGTTGGTATCATCACAGCACAGAGTGATATATCAATAGCAGATAAGATTGTTCATACTGGTGATACCAATACCGCGATTAGATTCCCTGCCGCTGATACATTTACAGTAGAGACTGCTGGTAGTGAAAGAGTTCGTGTAGATTCAAGTGGAAATGTCGGCATCGGAACTGATAATCCAGCAACAAACTTTAGGTTGGATGTTAATGGCGATTTATCACTTGGAGAACTTGGAGGATCTGATAATACCTATATTGATCAAAAACAAAATGGAAGTCTTGAAATCATCAATAGTGGAAGAACATCTAATAACGGTAGCGTAAGGATAAACAGACACAATAATATTTCTGGAGATACCACTTACTTTAGAGATTTTGAAGTTTATGATGGTAAAGACAATCTTTTACTTTTAGCAGATGGTTCATCTGGAAATATCGGCATAGGAACTGATAATCCAGCATATAATCTTGAAGTTTTTGGAGACAGCGCACTAATTTCAGGATCCAGTGCTGCTAATTTGATATTAGAAGATAGAGGTGTTGCTGATTCATCAAATCCATTTTTCTTACTATCATCTGATGGTGGCGATTTTAAGATCACTACAGCAGATAGAAACGGATCTGGAACTACTACTAATTCCACACAAAGACTTAGTATAAATTCTGATGGTAATATTATTGTAGGTGATTTCACTACAATAGATACAAGAAATACTGGTGGCATTCATATACAACATTCCAAAGGTGTTTCATTCAGATCAAACACCTCACAGTCAGTTTCTAGAAACTGGAGAATTAGAAATGATGACTACGGATGGGGTAACTTAGACTTCTCTGTTGGAGATAGTGTAAATGATTGGGGTGATTCTGCATCTGATGTTTTATTATCATTAACTAGTAATAGAAGAGTTGGTATTAATGCAACTGTTCCACAACAAAGACTAGATGTTGTAGGACTTGCACATACAGTTGCTGTATTTCGTCCAGATAATAATAGTGTTTCTGCATATGGAGATGCAAGTGCTGTAAATAATCTGGTTAACTTGAGAATGCCCTATGGATCAAATCCAGGGTCACAAACTAATAATGGGGCAAGATGGGGTATTAAATTCCAGGGAAGAAATGATGGTGCAGAATATGGCACTGATGCAGGTAAGTCTGCATCAATTTATGCTGTCTCAGAAGAAACTAATTCTGGATATAATAGAAAAGTTGGATTGTCATTCTACACATCTCCACTTGATGCTGATCAGGAAGAAAGACTTCGTATAACTTCTGATGGTAAGGTAAAGTTTGGTACAAATAATTCAACAACAGATTATTTGGAATGGGGCAGCAATCCTAGATTGTTCCTGCAAACACCAACAGGAATAAATGGATTAAGAATTTATAGTGATACTACACCATTTGAAATTGGTGGTTCTGCATCAACAAGAAAAGTATCAATGGGTGGTAACCCAAATTATGATCTCAGTATTTCTGGTAGTTATTCATTATCTTCAGGAGGACATGATAGTTCTCCTAAAGTATTCCTTAATGCAACAAGACATAATGGTAGTACCACAGTAACTTCATTCCAGACATCAATACAAGCGGTATCTGCTTCAAATACTGCTAATGATGGTTATCTCGGTTTAGGTGCTTCTGCAACTCCAGATGATTTGGTAATTAGACCAAGTGGAAATGTTGGTATTAATCAGAGTGATCCATCCAGAGCAAAACTACATGTAGTTGGTCCATCAACTGACACTGAGGAAATTATAGCAAAATTCAAAGGTGGTTCTGGAGGTGATTGTGAAAGTAGAATCGCATTAGTTGCTGGTTATCCAGATAATGTTAATGATACCGAGGGACATGTTTACTTAGCCGCAAGAAGAAACGGAAACGGTAACTCATCAAGTTTCAGTGTTTATTGTTCCAATGGTGGAACAATGACTGAAAGATTTAAAGTAACTAATGGTGGAGATCTCTATCTAAATGGTAGCAATGGATCACATAGAGTTGTTGATGAATATGCTGGTACTGTAAGTGTAACTGGAACTAACAACGAGTCATTCGCATTTGAGTTTATAGGTTCAGCATTAGCATCTGGTGGTCTTTTATATGTCTGGGGAACATCTGGTAATGTTGTTGTTAATGTTTCTGCAGAAATCCTGATAAATCACTCTCAAGACGTTACTATTAAGAGTATGTCTGGTGCATATACTCAGGCACGAATAAGAGTAAAAACTGATGGTAACACAAGATGTGCAGTTTATCTTGGAAGACATGCTGGTTATGGATCTGGAACTACAACATTGAATTGGAGATTTATTGCTTACGGTGGAACATATGCATATACCACAGAATCTACTAATACTGGAACCGATCATACTCATACTACTAGTAGTGGTAGTTTTAGAATAACTGCAGCGGGTGGTGGTGGTGGTAATGTTAATGCCTCAGGTAGTAAAAACTTCATGATTGATCATCCACTAGTTGGTCTTTCTACAACTACCAAACTTGCACATGCTGCAGTTGAGGGTCCTGAATGTAATACAATGTATCGTGGTAAAGTTGATTTGGTTGACGGAACTGCAACTGTAAATATTGACACCAACTCAAGAATGACTGAAGGAACATTTGTGGCATTAAATCAAAATGTCCAATGTTTTACTACTAATGAAACTGGATGGACAGCAATCAAAGGTTCTGTATCTGGTAATTTACTTACTATTACTGCACAAGATAATACATGCACCGACACTATTTCTTGGATGGTTGTTGGTGAAAGAAAAGATCAAGATATAATTAATAACAGAGCAACAGATTCTGAAGGTAGATTTATTCCAGAAATTACTGATGAATATGATCCATCACAGTTTCCAACATATCCAGAAGAATCATAAATACAAATAAAAAGTAGATAATGAGTATCCTCAACGTTAATCAGATACAACCATTAGGTGGGGGAAGTACCATTACCGTCAGTGCTAATGATGTTAATTTTTCTGGAAATATTTCTATAGGTTCTAGTTTTGTTGGAACAGCAACAACAGCAAGTCTTGCAACCTCAGCACAAGGTCTAACTGGAACTCCAGATATTACTGTTGGGAATATTCAATCAGGTATTGTAACTGCAACTACATTTATTGGTGATGGATCTGGATTAACTGGAGTTACTGCATCTGGATCTGGTATTAACATTAAAGATAGTGGCAGCACCGTTGGTGTCGCTGCTACTATAGACTTTAGTACTAATTTAAATGTTTCTCCAGCATCTGCAGGTATTGTTACTGTTACTGTAGGTGATACTGATTTTGCTATTGCAGATAAGATTGTCCACACTGGTGATACTAATACTGCAATTAGATTCCCTGCTGCCGATACGATTACTGCAGAGACTGCTGGATCAGAAAGACTTCGTATAACTTCTGCTGGTTCGGTTGGTATTGGAACTACTAATCCAGGTGCTAAAACTCATATTGATAGTGTAACTAGCAATACTCCATTAGTTGTTGAAGCATCTCAAAATAATAGAAGTCGTATTGTATTCAGAAATAATGTTGAAACTGGAACAGAATGTAATATAGAGTTATTTGATGATGACCTTAGATTTGTAACGAACTCTGGAGAAAGACTTCGTATAACTTCTGATGGTGCAATCTCAGTTGGCAACGCATCTCAAATGGGTTCCAGCTATGCGAGAATATCAATCGATTGTCAGGGAAGAGATGTCCTTACTGATGTAACAGATGTTACAAAATATGGATTAGCATTCCATAATGATCCTAATACTAACGATGCAAATGGAATAGGATTTTTCAATGATGATGGAACTAACTGTGGTGGTTATATCTTACATCAAGATAAAGGTTCTAATAACCTAGGAGATTTAATTTTCGGAACATCTGCAACTTCAAATAATCCTATAGAAAGACTTCGTATAGATTCATCTGGTCGTGTTGGTATAAACACCAATACATTTAATGATGCCGCAGAAGCTCTGCGTGTTCAAGCACCTAGTGGTCAAAATAATACACACTTAACTATCAAGGCAGGTAGCACATCAGGTTATAGTGTATTGAACTTTGGTGATAATGACTTTAATGAAGGTCGCATCAAATATGATCATAGTAGTAATACTATGGAATTTTTTGCGGATGATACTGGATTTATGAAATATATAGATGATTCTACAGGTGGACGCTTCAGCGTTACTTCAACTGGAACCTATCTAACTGCAACTACTGTTGATTATTATTGTAATTTTAATAGTAGTAGAACTTATGGTCAATATATTAGTAAAAACGGTACAGGAACTTACGGACTTTTTTCTTATACACAAGGTGGAAACTCAACACAATATTCCATCTTTGGTCAGGTAGATACAAATTCTACACATTCTTCTGGTGGAGGTTTATTCTATTCAATTAACAACAACACTTATGGAATTGTTGGATATTGGAGTGGAGGAAACTCAGGTGCTTATTACACCATTTATGGTAATGGTGTTTCCCTATGTACTGGTGGTCATACAACATCTGACGCTCGTTTAAAAGATGTTCAATCTGGCATTGGAACTGGAATTCTTGATAAGGTATGTTCTTTAGAGGCGAAGAAATATACTTGGAAAGAGAACACACAACAAAGAAGATCTGTTGGTGCAGGAACTCAGATAGGTCTTCTTGCTCAAGATGTCCTAGAGCACTTCCCAGAAGTTGTGATGGAGCATAAAAATCCAGAGATTGCAGGACATAATCCTGAAACTCTGAATGAACAGATTGGAACTACTTATTCCATTGATTATGGAAAAATGACTGCGGTTCTCATTGAAGCAATTAAAGATCTTAAAGCAGAAAATAATGCTCTTACTGCTCGTGTTACTGCACTTGAAGGTTCATAAATATCTAAAAAGTATAATATAAGATGGCATCGGAAATTCGTGTAAATAGTCTAACTAATAGAAGCGGTTTAAGCACAGTTAGTATTACCGATACTGGTGCCGTATTTGCTGGATTGGTAACAGCAACAACTTTTAGTGGACCTTTAACTGGTAATATAACTGGTAATGTTACAGGAAACGTAACAGGAAATCTCACCGGTAACGTAACTGGTACAGCAACTACTGCTACTGCATTAAGTGGTTCCCCAAGTATTGCAGTTGCTGATATTACTGCGACTGGTAATGTAAGTATTGGCGGAACGCTAACTTATGAAGACGTAACTAATATTGATTCCGTTGGTATTATTACTGCACAGAGTGATGTTCTAGTCGGTAGAAATCTTAGTGTTACTTCTGGTATATCAACGGTCAAATCACTTGATTATGCTGCGATTGATTCAACAATCTCCGATACTGCTGTTGATGTTTTTATATACGATACCTCTAAGGACTCTGATGGTGGTGCCTGGAGATACAGAACTCAACACACTTCTTGGTATAATGAAACACTAGGGACAGCAACTAGAGGTAGTAGAAAAGAGTTTCCTGCTGTTGCCGTTATTGTTGCTGAGGCAAGTTTGGTAACCATTTATGATGGTGATGATCCAGATCTGCCATTATGGATTAGTTTCCCCACAACAAATGCTACGGGAGTTACTGCTCTCAATGGAGAACTTTGTTTATCTGCAAATGCTAGTGGTGGTCCAGCATATCATTCTTTATTGCGTATTAATTTTATCGCAGACAATGCAATCAACCACAGAAATAATGGTAGTGCGACTGTTCAAGGTTACTTTGTTCGTACATTATCTTCGACAGACCTTGCTTTTTTAGATAATGGTGCTGTTTATTGGACTGGATTCACTAGTGAAGTTCCTAACATAGTAAATAGCACAGCTAATGACGTAGCAATGACCGTGCTACCAAATGCACCCATTGATGAGACCACTGGACTTCCTGTTCCTACTATTGCTGTTGCGACTAATGGTGGTGTAAGTGTTATTAGAGATCATGGACCTGTTTATGATATCACAACAACTGTAGGTAGTAATAATGAAGCAAATCATATAACATTTAATGAAGAAAAAACTAAATTATCTTGGTTAACTAGAAATGGAGCAATTTATGCTCTTGTAACGGATATACCAGATGCAGATATAACTGCTAGACAATCTGATGACGTAGTAATTTCTCTCCATACTTCATATGTTTCTGGCACTGGACATGATATTAAAATTATAAATGGTTCAAACTATAATGATTTAATTCATAGTAGAGATAATATTCTAGCATTTGCTGCTGGAGGAAGTAATTCGGGATTGCAATTAGTAGATTATGATTATGAAAATCTTTCGGGAGATAATCAAGGAAAAGTCTGTCAAGTAACAACTTCATTCAATACAGGGTGGCAATACGGAGACATCAAAAGTGCTTTCTTATCTGATACTGTTACTACACAACCATCAGAGTTAATTACTAATGGAACTTTTGATAGTAATATTGATGGTTGGTCATCATTTAATTCAGTTTTAAGTCACCAAACAGATGCAATTAGAGTTGCTGATGATGGTTCTTGGAGTAAAGCATATCAATCATTCACCACTGTAGTTGGAAGACAATACCAAGTTAAGATTACTATCAAAACAATTAGTGCTAATGCTGCTTTTGCATATGCTGGAGCTCAAAACCCTGCTCAACTCGGTGGAAATGATACTACTATTTTTAGTAGTATTACTAGCACAGGTACTTATTACGGAGTATTTACTGCTACAGCAACAACATCCTACATTGAGGTAACTTCCGATAGTACGAGTTATGTTGAATATAGTGAGATATCAGTTAAAGAAGCAGAACAAGACCGTAGTGTAGGCCGAACAGGAATCCAAGCATTCGGAACAGTCACCAAGAGTGCCGTTGCAACTGGTGCTGATCTAGTTTCTTATGGTCCTTTTAGCACTTCAAATCGTTTAAGACAACCTTACAATTCTGATCTTAACTTTGGAACTAACGATTTTAGTATTATATTATGGATGTATAACACTGGATCAACAGTTCATCAAACTCTTGTTGGTAGAGATAGTAGAGAATTTTCTGTAGATATACTTGATGATGCAAATCATAATAGAAAATTTAGAATTTATTCTTTCGATAATGGTAATTCGTTACAAAGTTTTGATAGTAATGATGATCCATTCCCATTAAATACTTGGTCTCATGTATGTGTGAACTATACTGGTGGTAATACCGTTGCGGTTTATGTAAATGGTGTTCTTAATAAATCTGGAACTCTGAATTATGACATTAATGATACTTCTTATGGATTAAATATTGGATGTAGAAATACAGGTGGAACTTATGCTCATGCTGCAGATGCAACCAAATTAGCATTGGTAAGGATTTCTGGTTCAGCACCATCAGAAGAACAAATCAAAAAAATGTATCAGGACGAGAAGATGCTCTTCCAAGAGAATGCTAAGGCAACCTTACATGGTACTTCTAATGGTGTGACTGCATTAGCATTTGATGATGATACTGATCTTCTGCACGCTGGAACTGGAGATGGTAGATCAGATTTTCAGGGACTACGTAGAATAAATAATACTACTACGGCAGTGACAACTGCTATAACGGCACAAAACGAGTTTATAATAGAACAGTAATATGACACTTAGAGCAAGCAAACCTGCCTTTAATATTAGAGAAAAACTAACAGAACTTGGTCGTCGTTTTGGTCTCAAGGGTTCTGAAATTGCAGCGGCAGAGACACTTCAACAAGTAAGAGACCTTCTGAGTATTGGTCGTAAAAATATTGTGATCAATGGAGATATGCGAATTACTCAGAGGGGAACTACTACAGTATCAGTTGGTGCTGGTGCTGCTGGTGGATATCAAATTCATGATAGATGGAGAATTAATAATGCTCAACTTGATACTTTAACCGCAGATTATTCACATCAAGGTGGGAGTTCAAGTATTGGATTTAGAGATAGTGCAAGATTTACTTGTACAGCAGCAGAAACACTGGCAACAGGTGAAAGATTTTCTTTCGAAACTCGTCTTGAAGCAAAGGATACGGTCTTTTTAAAATGGGGATCATATGAGGCAAGACCAATAACAGTATCTTTCTGGGTAAAATCTAATCTACCTGGTAAGTATGGTGTTCATGTTCGTCATCATGATCCAGGAAATGCTTATGTATTTCCATATACTATAAACCAATCTGATGTTTGGGAATACAAAACATATACTGTTCCAGGAGATCCTTATGGAACCACAAATGATGACACTGGAATAGGATTTTGGCTTAGATTTGTACTTCAATCTGGTGATGTAGCAGCTGCTGCTGATGAAAAATGGAGCACTACTGATAGTGGTCCTAATACTACACCAGATGCTGTTGCCTGGGGATCCGTAGTAGGACATACTTGGGAAATTACGGGAGTTCAGGTTGAAGCAGGAACCAACGCCACCGAGTTCGAACGTCGTTCTTATAGTCAAGAACTCGCATTATGTCAGAGGTATTTTCAAGGATGGAATGCAAAGTCCTCTACTGAACGTGCAGCAACGGGAATTTTTGTTTATGATGATGAAGGAAATAGTAGTGCAAACCAAACGACAATAATTGGATCTGGTTCTGTTGTAGATGCTGACGACGCTAGAATATTTTTCAGTTTACCTGTTACTATGAGAAACAAACCCACACCAGATGGCGGTGACCTAAGATTGATAACGGGTAATGTTCTACACAATTCATCAACTACTATACAATATAATAATTCTACAATACATACATGTAGTATGATGCTTGATAATGGTGGTGGAATGACAGCAGGGCAGTGTGTTCACTTGATCATCAAAGGTAATGGATATTTTTACTTAAATGCAGAATTATAATTATTTTGTGCTATAATAAATAGTGAGTGTTTATTTTATCAACCACTGAACTGAAATGACTGATCAACAAAATCATCTTTCTCAAGTATTGCAACAGCAACAACAACTAGTAGAAGAGATCAAAGAACTTAATTCAAAGATCGAATCAAAGCGTCAAATGGCGTTGAAACTTCAAGGTGTAGCAGAATATCTAGATCAACTTGGTGTTAAACTTCCTGAACCAGAAGCAGAGGATGAAGTTCCTGTTGAAGTTCCCGAAGAAGCAACTGCAGCACCTGCTGAGGTAGTAGCAGACTAAATAACTAAAAAAGTGCCATGCCATATATTGGTAGAGAACTAACTGCAGGAAATTATCTAAAACTAGATGATATCTCCTCGCAGTTTGATGGATCAAAAACTACATTCAATCTCACCTCGGGTGGACAAGCGTTCTTCCCTGGTTCGGCATTTGCAATATTAGTATCGGTTGCTGGTGTTATCCAGGAAGCAAATAGTGCATACGAAATAAACAATTCTCAAATTGTTTTTGCACAAGCACCAGGAGCATCTGATGATTTCTTCTGCATTGCTCTTGGTCTTGCTTTAGGTGTTGGTGTTCCTGCAGATAGTAGTGTTGGTGTAGATCAACTTTCTCCAACGGCAAGAGCACGTCTGAGTGGAACTGAGTATCAAAAGAATGGTACTGTTGTTGGAGCATCAGTTACCACAGTTAATTTTATTGGTGATGATAATGAATTCACCTATAATTCTGGTACTAAAACACTTGGTGTAACAATCACAAGTGGTGTTGGCATTCAGTCGTCTGGTAGTGCCATTGGAACTGGTGTTACTCAGATTAACTTTGTAGGAACTGGTAATACATTTTCATATAATGCATCAGAAAATACTGTAGATGTCAGTATTAATGTTGCTGCTGGTGGAACTTGGAGTAATACCACTGCTGGAATCCACACCACAAAAATTATTGGTGTTAATACGACAGCAGCAGTAGGAACTGCAAACTCTGAAGGTGCTGTTCAGGCACATGGTAATATTGCTATTGTTGACGGTGCTCTTACAATAGATAGCACTGTTAATAATAGCATAACAGTTCCCTCAGGAAGAAATGGATTATTGATTGGTCCAACGACCATTGCAATAGGTGCTACTCTTGATGTTGCTCAAGGTTCCACTCTGGTCGTAGTCTAAATACTAAAAAGGATTATATAAAAGGATGAGCACTCTCCGCGTTAGTAATATTGAGGCAAAGGCAGATCCTTCAAGCCCTTCAGTAGACGAAAAACTTAAGGTTACTAACTCCAATGGAGACATTCTTGTTCACATTGATGGAAAGACTGCGGGTGTAACTACTGTTGGTATCAATACAACGGATAGAAGTTTTACCGTTGATGCCGCACAAAACGTAGAATTTTTAGGTATTGTCACAGCAACCAAGTTTAGTTTGTCTGGTGGTGGAGAAATCACTGGTGGAGACGGAAACTTTACTGGTATTGTAACTTCTAGTTCTGGTAATTTCACTGGTGGTCTAACTGTAGGAACAGCAGTTACCGCAGCAACAGCAAACTTTACATCATCACTTACTGCTGCTTCAGCAAACTTTACAGGCAATGTTTCTATTGCAGGAACTTTGACCTATGAAGACGTAACAAACGTTGATTCAGTAGGTATTGCAACTGCCAGAAATGGTATTGATGTTACTGGTGGTAATATTGATCTTGTAGATGATTCTAAGATCAGATTAGGAACTAGTGATGATTTAGAAATAGAACATGATACATCACAGTCAGAAGATGTAAATGTGATCAAATCTGCTTCAAATTTACAATTACAAATTAGGTCAGATAAATTAAGAATAATTGATACTGATGCAACTCAAGATTTAATTCATGCAGATGTTGATGGTTCTGCAAAACTTTTCTACGCAGGAAGTAAAAAACTTGAAACCACCGGAATAGGTGTCAGTGTTAGTGGTGCTATTGAGGTCACACAAGAATACCCATCCATCAGACCTACATTAGACCTAAACTTTGCGGCAACGAAAACACTAGATCGTAGAATTACTTTTACCAGAGATGGTGTTGGAACTTATGTTGATGATATGGGTATCATTAAGTATGCCTCTAATAATACTCCAAGATTTGATCATAACCCAACAACTGGTGAGAGTCTTGGATTATTGATTGAAGAAGCAAGAACTAATTATGCAGTTTATTCTTCAGAATTTGATAATGCTGCTCATAATAAATATGATGCAACAGTTTCGGCAAATCAAGCAGCAGCACCAGATGGAACAACTACTGCTGATTTATTATATCCAAATTCTAGTGGAACTGGTAGAGGATTAGAAGATATATACACTCTCCCATCAACAGGAATCTACACCACATCAATGTATGTAAAAGCAGCAGGACTTAGTTGGGTTCAATTATATGCGGTAAATGGAGCTAACAGGGCATTCTTTAATGTTTCTACAGGAACAAAGGGATCACAAACAGGTGGTAGTGGATCTTTTGAAGATTATGGTATTATCGATGCTGGTAATGGTTGGTATAGAATTTATGTAACTTATGATTTAACTTCTACTAGTGGTAACGAATATTATTATCTCTATTTTGCTGGTGGTGATGGTAATGGTACTGTTACTGCAAATGGAACTGATGGTGTTTATATATGGGGATTACAAGTTGAGAAGGGTTCTTTCCGAACCTCATATATTCCAACAAGTTCAACTGTAGTGACTCGTGCCGCAGACCTTACAAGAATCACAGGAACAAACTTCACTGATTTCTATAATCAGACTGAAGGAAGCACAGTATTTGAAGCAAAGACCTTTAAGGGTGTTGCTGGAAATGTTTACTATGGTGAAATAGGCAGAGGCAGCAGTAATAGAAATGTTATGTATCGTAACACATCATCAGGAAACGCAATTCTTTTCTACCAATCGGGTGGATCTATTGTAGTTAATAGTTTGTCCTCTGGAGCACCCAGTCAAGTAAATACGAATGTAGTGACAGCATACGCATATAAAGAAAATGATTTTGGTGTGTTTGCTTCTGGTGGATATAGTAATACAGATACGAGTGGTAATGTTACAGATAATGCTACTTCATTCAGTATAGGTATGAATAATATAAACGATGGTGAGCAACTAAATGGAACAATTAAAAGACTATCATACTACAACAAGAGACTGCCTAACTCTCAATTGCAGGGTCTCACGCAGCAATAAATAAGGTCATAAGGAGTATCATAAGCAATGCCTAATCTTGTCGGAATTGGTTTAAGTCAGGTGCCTACCAACAGTATGTTGGGTGGATTGGCATATCAAGATCCTGAGCACGCTTCTATTAAGGACTTAGATCTTAAGAATCTCTCACAGATTAATTCGGAGATTGCTGATACTGCTGTCGATGTCTTCGTTTATGATACATCCAAGGATTCAGATGGTGGTGCATGGAGAAAGAGAACCACCCATACAAGTTGGTATAATGAGACTTTAGGAACAGCAACCAGAGGAACTAGACGAGAGTTTCCTGCTGTTGCTGTTATTATTGCTGAGGTAAGTAAGGTAACCATTTATGATGGAGACGATCCAGATCTCCCAATGTGGATGGTATTTGATAGAACAACTAGTAGCACTAATGCTGCGAATACAAATTTTTTGGCAGTTGCTAATATAAACATAGCAAATATTTTTATGTTGAACGGTATTTTATGTGTTGCATTTGCAAACGGTGGATGGGGAGTTTCTGAAATAGGATTTGTATCTGATTCCCAAAAGTGGTGGTGGACTGCTGGTATCTATAAGCAACCAGCAAATACAATTGCTGAAAGAAATGTTGAGGTTGCTTATTATGATGTTGATACATCAGCATCTGTACAACTTAGTAATGCCAATATACAAGATTTAGCAATGGCCGTGCAACCAAATGCAAAGGTTGATAGTGCTACTGGACTTCCTATTCCTACGATTGCTCTTGGAACTGGTGCTAACGTAAATATCATTAAATCTGATGGAACTGTTGTTGATTTAACTGGATTCAGTCCTACTGATACAATTAATATTGATGGAAGTCATGTAGTTGGTTCTACATCATCTTCTGGAGGTAATGATTTTATATTCAGAACTCGCATTCCATCAAGTAATGAAATATTTAATACTGGTATAATCGTAGGCACTAAAAATTACTATATGAATAGTAGTTCAGGAACTACTCCTCTTTTACGTGATATTAATCATACCCATGTTGAATATGACTCAAAAAATAAAACTACCTATCGTGGAGGGAATGCAGGATTTGATATTATTGTAGCAGGTGAAACAATAAGTAATAATAGTTCTAAGGTTGCCGTTGCTTACGCTACTACTTCGTTTAATACTGGATATATGGTAGGAGATATCAAAGGTGCTTTCCTGTCTGATACTGATGATACGAATCTCGTTGAGGGTGATATATTAGGTGGTAAAGGAACCTTTGATGATGCTTCTTACTGGACTGCTGGTGCTACTTGGTCTGTTAGTGGTGGAGTAGCAACTTCATCTACAGGTGGTAATAATTACTTATCAAAAAACGGAATACTTACTACTGGAGCGAGATATGTTATAAAACTTACAGTCAGTAGTTATAGTGCCGGAACATTATATGTTTATTGTGGAACAGGTGCTCCTGGTACTGCAAATCACTATCGGGATATTTCGGCTAATGGAACTTATACTTTTATTCTTGACGCATATAACACTAATTTTGGATTATATGGAGCTGGTTTTGGTGGAGTAGTGGATAATCTAACAATTTCTTCGGTGGTTGATAATGATCGTTCAGTAAATAGTAAAGATCTTGGAGTTATCGGAACAATCACTAAGAGTGCCGTTGCGACTGGTGCCGATTTAGTTGCTTATAGCTTTGGATCTAATAGTAATTATCTAGAACAACCATATAATTCTGATTTAGATTATGGAACGGGTGATATGTACTACTCTATGTGGATATATGCGAGTTCTTCAGATAGTTTTAGTGGTTACACTTATATATTTGAACGTAGTTCTGTTAGTGATACCAACAATCGTAGACTTGAAGCACGAATGACAACCTCTACAAAATTGGAAGTTTATGCTAATGGACAAACTATAGATAATAACGTTCCTGTTCCAGCAGATGCTTGGTTTAAATTTGATGTTCTTAGAAGAAGTGGAGAAGCTTTTGTTTATATTAATGGAGAATATCATTCTTCAACAACAGGGGGAGCAGCAACAGGTTCATTGACCGATACTAGTGCCACGTTAGTTATTGGGAACAGAGCATATTTTTCGCCGCGCAATTCGGCATGGCCAGCTAACTCAAAGATTGCACTGTTTAGAACAGGAGCATCAGCACCATCAGCAGAACAAATCAAGAAGATCTATGAGGACGAGAGATTATTATTCCAAGAGAACGCTAAATGCACTCTCTATGGTTCTTCTAATACTGTAACTGCATTAGCATTTGATGAATCTACCGATAGACTTCACGTTGGAACTTCTTCTGGTCGTTCTGATTTCCAGGGACTACGCAGAATAAATAATACAACCACGGCAGTTACGACTGCTATTTCTGCTCACGATGGATTTATAATCGAACAGTAATATGACAGTAAGAGCAAACAAACCTGCATTTAATATCAGGGAAAAAATAAAATCACTAGATTATTCTCATGTTCCTTATGAGAAGATGCCCCCAGGCAGTGTTATTCAATATGTAACAAAAGCATATCATAACACTAGTGGAACTAGTAATACTAGCATGACTGCCTCTGGTAAAAAAATTACAATATATCCAAAATTTCACGATAGTTACATTATAGTTAAATTTTTTGCATGTCAATTTGTTGACGGTACTGCAGGATCAAGACAAACAATCAGAAGAAATGGAAGTGATTTTGTAAAAGTCTTCAATGAAGGTGGTGGTCCTGAGGGATCTGCATACACCACAATTAATCAACTAGGTTTTTATGGATCTGGAAATACTGGATGGTATGGTATGGGTGCTATGATGGCAATAGATGTTGATCATAATACTCAGGGTGAAGCACTTGAATATGAAGTATATTTACAGGCGGGATCTGGTGGAAATGTATATTTCCCACCAGGAAGCGTAGATCATACATTTGTAGAAGCATATGAGGTAAAACAATGATCCCAAAAATATTTGAAGCAGTGCAAGCACTAAGACCTGGTGCATTTTGGTCCTTTACGGGTTCAACTTATGCTGAAATGGAATGGTTAGAACCAGAAGGTGGTCAAACAAAACCAACCGAAGAGGAGATTGTTCAAAAAATTGCTGAGTTAACTTATAAAGAAGAAGTAGAGGTTTATAAAGAACAGCGTGCTGCTGATTATCCTCCTTATGCAGATCAGTTTGATCAAATCTTTCATGAGGGTATTGATGCTTGGAAGGCAACAATCTTAGAAGTCAAGAGAAGATATCCAAAGCAGGTTATGGAACCCGAAGTTCTTGAGGAAAGAAAGAGACAGGCACTGGCAGATTTAGAAGCAAGTAGAGCGGAGTGAACCTAAATAACTTTTATGATACCAGGATAAAAAAAGATAATGTCAAGTAACATTAGAGTCAACAGTATCACACCTGCAGTAGGTAGTAACGTTGCGATTGGAACTGCAGGTGGAACAATTACGTTCAATTGTGATACTATTTCTGGTATTGCTACTTTTGCTAATGATATTGATATTACTCAAACATTAGATGTTGATGGGCATACTGAGTTAGATAACGTTAATATATCTGGTGTTGTTACTGCTACTAGTTTTGTTGGACCCGTAACTGGTAATGCAAGTAGTGCAACTGTTGCAACAAATGCACAGGGTTTAACTGGGTCTCCTAGTATTACAGTTACCGATATTACAGCATCAGGAAATGTTTCTATTGCAGGAACACTTACTTATGAAGATGTAACCAACATTGATTCGGTTGGTGTTATAACTGCACGATCAGGTATTCATGTAACTGGTACAGGTGCAAATGGTAGGATTGGAATAGGGACCGATAATCCGAGTGAGACATTGCATCTGTTTAGTAACAACCAGTCATATCTAAAAGTTCAAACAACAGGTACATATTCACCTGCTACTTTAGAACTAAAAAGTCCTTCTAACGGTAGGATTGATTTTACTCCTGGTAATACTAACGAGGCTTCTGGTCGAATAATATACACTCATAATGATGATACTATGAGTTTTTCAACAAAGCCATCTGGGGGTAATCGAACAGAAAGACTTCGTATAACTGGAATTGGTTCTGTTGGCATCTCATCAACAGCACCAAAAACAGATGTTGATATCTCACAGAAGACGGGTGCTGTAGCACTACCACAAGGCACCACAGCACAAAGACCGACTGGTTCGGCACCATACATAAGGAAGAACACCACCAATAATGCCTTAGAGTATTTTGATGGCACATCATGGGTAGAGATAATCACGGATTATTTCCCTACTGGTTCAGTAATTTTAGGTTGAGGTAAGACATAATGGCACAAGAATATTTTAAGAGAACTCCAACAAGCAGTGGTAACCGTAAGATATTTACGTATGCTGGATGGTTTAAGAAAGGTAAAACCACAAATCGTTTTGATATATTTAATGCACATAGTGGTGGTTCGCAGCAAGAAGAAATTGGATTTAGGCAAGATGCTTTACGATATTTGAGTAGTGGTTCTTCATTATATGGATTTGATACTACTAATACGTATAGAGATCCAGTTGGTTGGTTTCATGCAGTTTTTGTTTTAAACACTACATTAGAAAGTGAAAGAAAAAGAAGTGTTCTTTACATTAATGGTGTAGAAGTTGATACAACTACAAGCAGTGGAATTGGTGCTTATGTTGCTAAAAACTTTAATAGTATTGCATTTAACGTTGTAGGTAAAGAGCATAATGTTTTAGCCAGAAAATATAGTTCTAGTAATAGAGATTATGTAGAAGGTGGAGCATTTGATATATTCTTTGTAGACGGTCAAGCACTTACACCAGACGTATTTGGTTTCTTTAAAGATGGAAAAGGATATCAATCTTCTGGAACTACAAAAGTAACTGATTTCCGTCCTGGTCAGTGGTCTCCACATTCGCCAAGAAAGATTAAATCTGAGATTGAAAGACGTGGTGGATTTGGCGTCAATGGTTTCTATCTTCCTATGAATGATAGTTCCAACTTTGGTGCTGACTTCCACTGCACTCCTAACAGTATCATTAAACTGAAAGGGGAAGACTTACCACAACCACGTAATGGTCTTCCAACAACTTCTGATAATTACGTCAGTGAGTTGAGACCAGAAGCAGGATCACTTGGTTTTGATGGATGTGTTAAATTTGATGGAAATGATTATCTGTCTATACCAAAGACATCTTTCCAAATGCTTCATAAGTTAACATCCTCATGGACAGTGGAGGGATACATATTTAAAACATCAGATTCTCAAGGAACTTTATTTGATACTGGTGGTTCATCAGGCGCGACAATTGGAACTGCAGTTTATATTAATAGTGGTGGTGATCTTAGGTTAAGAGTAAGACAAGCAACTGGTGCAACTGTAGTATCTCAAAATTTCCCAGGATCAGTAACACTTAATAGATGGCAACATATTGCAATATCTTATGATGGAACTTCAATAAGAGTTTTTGTTGAGGGAAAAATAATTGGAACCATATCTTATAATACACAAAGTTCTACAGATTCATCTTCAAACTTTAGTATTGGTGTATATGATGCTGCTGGTGGTGGTGGTCTTGCTGGATATTTTACTGGATTTATTTCTAATTTACGTGTAATTGATGGCACTGCACTTTACACTTCTAATTTCACAGTACCTACAGAAGCACTCACAAATGTAACCAACACAACACTTCTGTGCTGTAACTCATCAACTTCTGCAACTGCATCAACAGTCACACCTGGAACAATTACTGCGAATGGTGATCCATTTGCAACCAGAAATGAACTGTCTGGTTCTATTGTTCTTGCTGTTCCTGGTGTTAATACACAACCAACAGGATCCGAATTAGTTACTAACGGAACTTTTGATACTAATGTGTCTGGATGGACAGTTACTGATACTGGTAGTATTGTTCGCCAATCTGATGGAACAGCAAAAGTCACTAGAGGTAGTAGTGCTGAAGTTGTCTATCAAGATATCACAACGGTAGTTGGTACAACATATGAACTAAGCGTTGATATCACTGATATTGGTGGATCACATGGTCAAGTTTATGTAAAGAGCACTCCTCATAGTGGATCTTTGGATACCAATATAGGATACTCTTTCTATCCTGGAACATATAAAGGAACTTTTACTGCCGATACAACCACAACAAGAATTATATTATATGCACACCCATCTGGGTATACTTCTTATGATAATATCTCGGTAAAAGCAACAACCATACCAGACTATCATGCAAATATAAAAGGTAGTGGAACTAATAAAACTCTTACACCATATGCTGACGCTAGTGTAAGAAATCCCCATCAAAGACATGGGAGACATGTTAATGGTTATTATGGAAGTGCATTATCTCTTGATGGAACTGGTGATGTCCTGGAGACTGCAAGTCATGCCGATTTTAATCTTGGAAATGGTGACTATACCATAGAGGGGTGGTATTATGATCAAGAAAGTGCTATCAATACTGGAAGTCGTTGTTACTGGGCAATAGGTGGTGTTAATACTGAAGGAACACTATCATTATTCCGAGAAAATGCGTATTTGATGCTGAGAGGTAGAAGTCCTGGTGCTGGATCATACTCAAACATAATTTATGTTAGCAATCATAATATTCCTGTTGGACAATGGAATCATATTTGCACCGAACGTTTTAATGGTGTAACTACTGTTTACATTAATGGTGTTCCACTGTATCCTACTGAAGAAACAGCAACAGTTTCTCAAGGAGCCTTTAGTATCGGTGCTTTTAATAATAGTGGAGGTTATCCATATTATGGTTATATCCAAGACGTTCGTGTCTACAAAGGAGTAGCAAAATACAAGGGTGGTTTTGATGTTCCGAAACCATACGCACCAGAAAATGGCGATACAAATAAGGGTATTCAGACTTGGAGACAGGTTTCTGATACTTGTAAGAATAACTTTGCCACTTTTAATCCTATTTTTGGTGTAGGTAGACAAGATCAGTTGACATACAGCAATGGAAATCTAAAAGTTGTAAGTGGTGCTACCAGCGGTAGTGATACAACTGCACTATCAACTATAGCGATTAAGGGCAAAATATATTGTGAATTTGCTTTGACAGATGATGGTCTTGGTGCTTATGTTGGTGTAATGAAATACAATACTGCTCTTACAAACAATGGTATTGATACCACTGGAAGTACTGATTGTTGGTTAATTCGTGGAGATAACGAGCATAAAGCTAACGGTGATGGAGGCAGTGGTGCTTCCTATGGTACTGGTACATGGTCTACCGGTGACATAATTATGATGGCTGTTGATATTGATAATACCTCTATTTGGTTTGGTAAAAATGGAACCTGGTATGCTTCAGGAAATCCAGCAGCAAATAGTAATGCAGCATATACTAATTTACCATCTACGGAAGATTTACTAGTTATGTGCGGTGACAACTATAGTTCTGAAACTCCAACTATTGATGTAAACTTTGGTCAGAACACAACATTTGGTGGAACAGTAACAGCAGGAACCTTCACAGACAGTAATGGTAAGGGACTGTTTAACTATCAACCACCAACTGGTTTCCTAGCAATGTGTGAGGATAACTTACCAACTCCTACGATTGCTGATCCTGGTAAGCAGTTTAAAGCCGTAACTTATACTGCTGATGATAGCAGTTCTATGAAAATTTCCGGTGTTGGATTCAAACCAGATTTGATCTGGTTTAAAAAGAGGACTGGTGGGTCTCAAAATCATACATTATTTGACTCTATTAGAGGAGTACGTAGAAGATTAATGCCTAACACAAACGATGCAGAATCTACTGTATCAGGTTATTTGAGTTCATTTGATGAAAATGGTTTCTCTATTGGCGGTAACAATTTTGTTAATGATAATGGGCAAGATTATGTTGCCTGGTGTTGGAAAGCAGGTGGTGCCGCAGTATCAAACACAGATGGTTCAATCACTTCTCAAGTCTCTGCGAACCAAACTGCTGGATTTAGTGTTGTTTCTTGGACTTCGGACGGAACAAGTTTGACTGTTGGTCATGGACTTAATAAAGTTCCATCATTTATCATACAGAAACAGAGAGATGCTTCAGCAAATTGGACTGTATATCACAAAGATTTAGCTGCTACTGAAATTGTGAAACTGGATACTGATGGAGACAAAGAAACGAGTAGTGACTTTGCAAATACACGTCCTACATCTTCGGTGTTATCTTCATTTACCACTGGTGTTAGTGGAAGAAAAGTAATTGCTTACTGTTGGGCAGAAATAGAAGGTTTCAGTAAGTTTGGAAGTTATGAGGGTAATGGAAATGCTGATGGTCCTTTTGTGTATTGTGGATTTAAACCGGCATGGGTCATGGTGAAGAATATTGATGATAATAGTGGTAGAGATTGGGGTATTCAAGATAGTAGCAGAGCACCATCAAACCCCTGCAATAAACAATTAAAACCAAGTCAAAGTGACATAGAAAATAGTGGAAATGCAGATAGCACATTCCAAATTGATATGTTATCAAATGGATTTAAAGTTAGAAACAATACTGGTATATGGAATAATAATGGTAATACTATAATCTTCATGGCATTTGCTGAATCACCATTCCAGACAGCGAATGCTAAATAACTAAAAAACTAAGATGTCTACAATCAAGGCAAATATAATTGATTCTACTACTCCGTCTACGGAGTTTAAGGATACAATCACTGCCAATGGTGATAAGCAGTGGGTAGACTCTTATGGTGTGATTAAAACCAATCGCACCACTATTTCTGAAGATGTAACCATTCCAGCAGATACAAATGGTCTTTCATCAGGACCAATTGTTATTGCCGAAGGTAATGAAGTCACTGTGAATGGGGAGTGGGTGATCGTATGACAAAATTAATTGTCAATACTATTCAGACACAATCAGGAGATACTCTTGATTTTAAGGATGTTATCTCTGCTAATAGAGTAAATCAGTGGGTTGATACATACGGAGTCATCAAGGCAAATAAACCAACAATTGATGAGAATGTGACAATCCCAGCAGGAACTAATGGACTTAGTGTTGGAACAATAACTGTAAGTGACGGATACACCGTTACAATTCAAGGAGTTTGGAGGATCATATGACCAGTAAGATTGTAGTTAATAATATCGAAGCAGATGCTGGCGTAAGTACAGTATTCTTTAATAGTGACATCGGAGCAACTGATGGAACTTTAAACGTTGATGGTAACTTAACTGTTGATGGTGTTATCACTTATGAAGATGTAACCAACGTTGATTCTGTTGGTATTGTTACTGCTCAAGCAGGAATCCATGTAACTGATGGATCGGTTGGTATCGGAACTGATAATCCTACTGAATTATTACATTTAGCACAAGATTCTCATCTTAGAATTCTTTTAAAGAGAGGTGGTGCTTCTCCAAGTGAGGCAATTTTTGCTAACGAAGGAACTTATACAAACATTTCAAATAATTCATCTGGAGTTAAATTCTCTGTAGGTAGCACTCCCGAATCAAAGGTGGTGATTAGATCTGGAGGAGTTGGTATCGGAACTGATAATCCAGCATCTCTTTTACATTTAGAAAATGCTGCACCAGTTTTTACTGTTAAGGCAACTAACGCATCATCTGGTCTTAGAATTAATGTAAAAGGACAATCTTCTGGGCAGTTATTCAGAGTTCAAGATGATAATACTACTAAATTTGTACTTGAAGAGAGTGGTAGAGTTGGTATCGGGACCGAGAGTCCAGTAGGAAGTCTTGAAGTTAGAGATAGTAAAGCAAACCTAATTGTTGCAAAGGATGGTTTAACAGTTAAATCAAACTCTAATTTACATACGACATATGATACTCTTCAAATTGGTGCTGGTGGTGCATTATTAAGTTATAGCACTGCAACAGCAACAGCAGATACTCAATTTGTGCATAATGCTTACAGGTCTTCTGGAGGCACTTTTAAGTATAGATACGCAGATACTGCTGCAAGACTTAGAGTGAATAGTCCTGGTAGAACATGGATTTTTGAGAGTGCGGGAAGTGGTAATGCAGATTCAGATATAGCTTTTTCAGAACAACTTCGTATAGATTCAGGTGGTCGTATTGCACAGGGTGGAAAAACACCAACTAATCATGGTTCTCCAAATTTATTATTGTGGGGTGCAGACCCTACAATGATGATAGCATCAACTGGTTCTACTAATAATTCAAGTTTCACTGGAATCAAATTTGCTGTTGCTGGTGGTAGCACTGGTGATTACTCGAAAGCAGGTATCTTTGTTCAGAGACAAGATTCTTATAATGATCTTGATATGATCTTTGCATTTAGATCAACTAATGATGCTGCTGGAGTAGAGATATCTGATGAAAAACTTCGTATAGATTCTGATGGTAATCTTAGTGTTAATCATAATTCTCCCAATACTCGTTTATATGTTAGAGAAAGTGGTGCAACTATATCAACTGGAAATGCTATTCTCAATTCCACACAAAAAGGAATAAGACTAGTTAATTCTAACAATGATGATACATCTCTTGGTTTATGGTTTACTACAGGAGATTCTCACCATGCAGGAATTAGTGGACAGAGAAATGATTCGGCAAATACTTGGGGAACTGATCTTAGATTCTATACACATGAAGGTGCAACCAATGATTTAACGTATGCTCGCGAGAGACATCGTATAAATCCCAATGGATTATTGATCAACCGTAAAGGCAATAATGCTGCAAACACTGGTGGAACCATCCTTGGTAGATATAAGTATACTCAACAAAATCAAGGACAAAATTATGAGCATAATATTTTAGGTCCTGATGGGAGAAATCTTACTTCTTTTCTTACTGTGAATGTATATGCTAAGATAAGAATTCAAGTAACTGGAACTGGAACAAATCCATGTTTTTGTGAGTATTACTATACTAACAATCAGAGTCTTGGTAATGCAACATTAACTCATGTACGTGGTAATAGTACTGCTGGTTCTAATAGACCATATATGGTGTTAAATGGACAACAACCACGTTGGAAAATGAATCATACTGGTGGTTATGTTCTAGACATTGAAGTTGCAATGTATGGTGGTAAAGGAGGATATACATATACAACTGAATATGGTAACTTTGCAGGCAATCCATAAATAATTAAATAGTATCAATAAGTATAATGGCATTAGATTATAATTTATCAGACTGGATTTGGACACAGGGTGGAGAAGATTGGGGATTTGATCCTAGGATGAGTGATGAACTCCTTCCAGAAATTGAAAGAACTGCAAAGAATGCTCTCACGGAAGATGAGAAGAATACTATTGTTACGACACATGCATGGAAATGTGTGAGGAAGCAGAGGGATAATTTGCTTGCGGAAACTGATTGGGTTGGTGGAACTGATGTTCCAGAAGCAATCAAAACAACTTGGAACACTTATCGCCAAGCACTCAGGGATATTACAACACAAACAGATCCTGATAATATTACCTGGCCAACTAAGCCTTCATAAATACAAATAAAAAGTAGATAATGTCTGATATCCGTTTTAATCGTTGGTTACATCAATCTGGAACTGGTGGTGTTTCACAAGATTCTAGTGGACATATCGGCATAGGAACCACCGTGCCGACGATGGCACTGGACGTTCGTGGTGATGTTAATATTGGAAATACAATCAATATCAATAATGCTTCTGGCATTATTAGTGCGACTACTTTTACTGGAACCACTGGAACATTTAGTGGTAATGTAAGTGCCGTAGATGGAACGTTCACGGGTGACGTCACCATTGCTGGAACTCTTACCTATGAAGACGTAGCAAATATCGATGCGGTTGGTATCATTACCGCACAGAGTGATATTATCGTTGGTGGTGGTCTGACTGTTACTGGTATTTCAACCTTTAATAATGATGTAAAACTATTAGATAATGATAAGTTAAAGTTTGGTATTGGTGAGGATTTACAGATTTATCATACAGGCAATCATTCTAGAATTTATGATTCTGGTGTAGGTAAGTTACAACTAGGAAGTGATACTCAAGTTGAGATACTAAATGGTTCCTTTAGTGTTCCTATCGCACAATTTAATCCTGGTGGATCTGTAGTTCTTAGACATAATACTACCACTAGACTTGAAACTGCAAATACTGGTGCTGTTGTAACTGGTATTCTTACTGCCACAACATTCAGTGGCAACTTAACTGGTAATGTAACAGGAGATCTAACTGGTAATCTTGCAGGCATATCATCGATTGCTGCTATCAGTTCTTCTATCTCTGCTACTGCTGGTGATATTTTTGTCTATGATACTCGCAAGGACTCTGATGGTGGTGCTTGGAGAAAGAGAACACAGCACACATCTTGGTACAATGAGACCTTAGGAACAGCAACCAGAGGAACCAGAAAAGAGTTTCCTGCTGTTGCTGTTATTGTTGCTACATCATCTGGAGTAACCATTTATGATGGTGATGATCCAGACCTTCCAATGTGGATGGTTTTTGAGGATACTGAAGCTGATATGATCAACACACATAATGTCAATCCAAACTCATTTTCATTATCTGCATTAAATGCAAATGTTTTAGTTGGATCTCACCATCCTAGTTATGGTGAAGCAAATGTAATAAATTTTATAAGTGATAATGGTGTATCATATTACAGTGCTCATAGTGGAGACTATAGAGGAAGCATTTCACAAAGAAATGATGCTTTATCACAAACTATTAATTCTAACTATGGGACATTGGTTAATAGTGTTGTAAAAGATGTAGCAATGACCGTGCTACCAAATGCACCAATTGATGATGCCACTGGACTTCCTGTTCCCACGATTGCCGTTGCGACTAATGGTGGTGTAAGTGTTATTAAGGATGATGGAACTGTTGTTGACCACGTAGACAGTGCAGGTGGACAATCCACACAAGTTGCCTTTACACAAGATGGTAAATTAGCACATTCTCACGATGGTCACACTGGTATTCGTATTGATAGCTTAAGATCTTCTGATTTTACTTATGGATCAAATAAAGTAGCAAGACATAATTCAGAAGAGTTTTATATTAACTATGGTCTTATTTTATCTGGATGGTCTGGAAATGCACCAAAATTAAATACAGGTTCGTTCAACTCTGGAGGTCAAATTGTTCCTGTTCAAGATAATATATTAGCAGAAAGAGCAGATACTGGATTAAATTTACTTGCCAGAGATTTTCCAGGTTCTCCAAATAATAACAGGATTGCTTATACCACCACTTCCTACAACACTGGATGGATGCAAGGAGACATCAAAGGTGCTTTCCTGTCTGATACTGATACTACGAATGTGACTGGAAGTGAGTTGATTACTAATACTGATTTTTCATCAGATTTATCTGGTTGGTCTAACGGAAACCCATCTCAATTCACCAGAGTAACAACTAATGTTGGTGGAGATACCGATGGTAAATTAATGTATTATGCTGTTGATAATAATGTTAGAACATTTCACCAGAATGTAACTTGTGTGGCAGGAGAAAAATATGTTTTATCTTTAAGAGCTTGCTCTGATACAGCAAATGCGATGGTAATTGATATTGATGGAACCAATGTCATAACTATTGATGATAACAACAATGCTGCTTTTATTACGAAGCAGCATACATTTACTGCAGGATCGACAAGTGTTAGGATTAGAATAGAATCTGCAGCAGCTAATAGATCATATTTTACTGATTTTTCAGTAAGACTAGCAGTAGAAGACCGCTCCGTAAACGACAACGGACTCCAAGTATTCGGAACAATCACCAAGAGTGCCGTTGCAACTGGTGCAGACTTGGTTGCTTATAGTGGTTTTAGTGCTAGTAATTATCTACAACAACCTTATAATTCCGATTTAGATTTTGGAACTGGTGATTTCAGTATTATGTTCTGGTATAAGGCTACTGCTGGTGATTACACTGCTCAATGCTTTTTACATAGAGGAGATGGTGGTGCCGGAACTTGGGGAAGCGGAAAAATTATTCAAATTGAATTTAATGGAACTAACATAGCAGCATTCCTAGCAGAATCAGCATTTAGTAGTTTTGATACTGTTGCTATTCCAGGTGCCACAGCAGCAACTGGTCAGTGGCAGCATTATACTTTAATAAGAAGAGCATCTTTTGTAGGTGCATATTTAAATGGTGAACTTAAAGATTCAACAATATCTAATAGAGATTTAAGTAATACATCAGCAAAAACTTGGATTGGAGAACGACCAAATAACTCTAGACCATTAGATACTACATCTTTAGCACTGTTTAGAATGAGTGCATCAGCACCATCAGATGAACAAATCAAGAAAATATACAACGATGAAAAACATCTTTACAAAGAGAACGCTAAGGCAACCTTATATGGTTCTTCTGATGCCGTGACTGCTCTGGGTTATGATGAAGACACTGAACTCTTACACGTTGGAACTTCTTCTGGACGCAGTGACTTCCAGGGACTACGTAGAATAAATAACACTACGACGGCAGTAACGACTGCTATTTCTGCAAGTGACGATCTTATCGCGGAGCAATAATGACAGTAAGAGTTAATAAATCATCCTTCAATATTAGAGAAAAACTTTCTGAACTAGGAAGAAAGTTTGGTCTTAAGGGTTCTGAACTTGCGGCAGCAGAGACAGTTCAAGAGGCACGAGACCTTGTAAGTGCTGGAAGAAAGAATTTAGTGATCAACGGGGCAATGGTGGTAGCCCAGAGAAATACAAGTGTATCTTCAATCAATACTACTGGTTATTACACTACAGATAGGCATCAACTAGCATTTTCTCCGGGCGGTGCAGTTCTTACAGACTCAAGATCTACTGATTCACCAGAAGGTTTTGCCTTTTCCAAAAAATTAGAAGTAACCACCGCAGGAAGCACTGGTGGTTGGTTGTTACTTGCTTATAAGTTTGAAGGTCAAGATCTTTATTCAATTAATAAAGGAACTTCTGCAGCAAAACCATTAACTCTTTCTTTTTGGGTAAAAGCAGATCATACTGCCGATTATGTAGTCGAATTAATCGATACTGATAATGATCGTATTATAAGTTACTTATATACCATCAACGCTGCAAATACCTGGCAAAAAGTTGAGTGGAATATTCCACCAGATACAACTGGTGCTCTTACATTAGATAACACAGAATCATTACAAATTTCTTGGTTTTTAGATCCTGGAAATACCTTTACTGGCGGAACACCTTACAGAACATCTTGGGCAGCAAGAGGATCAAATGCTAATAGAGCAGTTGGATGTGATGATTTTCTTGATACAGTTGGAAAAGAATTTTATCTCACGGGAATTCAATTGGAGGTAGGTAATCATGCCACCGACTTTGAGCACCGTTCATATGTTGAGGAACTCGGATTATGTAGTAGATATTTCCAGAGAACAGAAAGAACCAGAGGATCAGGTAATAGAGATGCTGCTTCAAATAATTGTGCATTTTCCCATAAACTTAGTACTACAATGAGAGATACACCTGATTGTGAATTTATTACACAAGGTTCTGATTATAACTACTCTGGTAAATCATTTACTAATATTCGACCAGATCATGTTGGGGCATTGATCAATATTACAACTGCCGATTCTTATTGGTATTTTAATCACGGTTATACAGCGGATGCAGAATTATGAATACTTATAAAATTCACATAAATCAATTATCAGATACTGAAACAGAGTATTTTGTTATAAGAAATACTAAAACTTGGATTCCAAGAAGTATGGGAAATAGAGCCTATCGGCAATTCATTCAAGATGTTGCTGAACAAGGAATGAGTATTGTAGAAGGTCCTGATGTTAAATCATCTTCTTATGCTGAACTTAGAATAGCAGAGTATCCTTCACGCGAAGAACAGTTTGATATGCAGTTCCATGATCAAGTGAATGGAACTACAACTTGGAGAGATACAATTCAAGCAATTAAAGATAGGTATCCAAAGACTATTACTGGTTCAACTACAATTGGTCCAATTCCTGATTGGGTTCAAGAAGCAGTAAATGCTTATAATCCTGAATCTTAAAGCTAATCTCATTCTTTAAACCCAACAAAGGTATTCTACTTAGATTTACATACTCTGTCAACTCCTTGACAAATCAGAGTTTGTATTGTAAGGTGTGAACTATCTAACTATTTTTTATGAAATTTTTAGTTTATTCAAAAAATGGATGCCCGTATTGTTATAAGGTAATGCAGGTGCTAGAAATGACTGGTAAGCAGTTTGTGGAGTATAAACTCGGTAGGGAGTTTACAGGTGAGGAATTCTATGATAAATTTGGTGAGGGTTCTACATTCCCACAAGTGCTCTGTGATGATCGAAAGTTAGGAGGATGCGTTGACACAATCAAATTCCTCAGAGAACAACAAATCGTCTGAAGAAGGCATAAATAAAACCAAGGACCACCTCAATCGTGGTATTGAATT